TAAACCTATTTTTTCTTTTGCAATATCTTGATATTTAGATTCAACTCTATCACCCATTCCACCATCCCAATATCCTAGTTGTATTGTATTACATGTTATTCCATGTTTTATATTTTCTTTATTAGCAACCGAAATTAATCTATCCAAAAAAGCTTTTGATGCACAATATAATGAATTTTTAGGTACATTCATTTCAGAAAAAATTGAAGATATTGATATCACTCTACCCCATTTATTTTTAATCATATTTGGTAAGCATCCAGAAAGTATATTTATATTACCTTTTATGTTTACATTCAACATATCATCAATTTCTTTATAATCATCCTCAGTAATACTATTTAAAAATACATCATATTTTTTACCTGACATATTTAAAACAATATCTACTTGATTTTCATTAAAAAAATTATTTACTTCTTTTGGGTTTGTTACATCAACGTCTTTACTACTTAAATCAATTACTTCATATTTTTTTTTAAGAAATGGTACTAATTTAGTTCCAAGACCACCTTTTCCACCAAAAACAACTATTTTTTTCATAATCATTGATTATACTTAATTATCATTGAACCCCAAGCCCAACCAGCACCAACAGCTGATAATAATATATTATCACCATAAGTTATTTCACCTGATTTAATTGCATCATCTAAAGCAATTGGTATTGATGCACCTGCAATATTACCATATTTATCCATTATTGTTTTTACTTTATGCATTGGTAAACCAACATCTTTTGCAACCAACTTTAATATATTAATACTAGGTTGATGTGGTACTAACATATTAATATCATCAGCTGTTAAATTAGCTTCTTTTAAAACACTTTTAATTGATTCAGGTAATACTTTAGTTGCTTGTTCCCAAACTTCTTTGCCTACCATTTCAAATGGTTTATCTAATGGCATTCTAAAACCTGTCATACCAGTACCTTTACCATTAGACAATATTTCACTTACCATCCAACTATTATCTGAGGGTCCTAAAACTACAGCTCCAGCACCATCGCCAAAAAATACACAATGACGATTATTTAAGTTAGTATGTTTAGAATATGTTTCACTAGCAACAATTAATATATTTTTATATATACCAGTACTAATTAATGTTGATGCAAATGACATAGCATAGACAAACCCAGCACAAACTGCATTAATATCAAATGATGGTACATTTTTTTCAATATCTAATTTATTATGTAAAACACATGCAGTTGATGGTGATATTTGATCAGGACTAGAAGTAACTACTATAATTAAATCTAAATCTTCTTTATTTATGTTAGCCGATTCTAAAGCATTTATGGCAGCATAGTAAGCTAAATCAGAAGTTTTCTCATCAGCAATAAATCTTCTTTCTAAAATACCTAATTTTTGTTCAACCCATTCTGGTGTTGTGTCTATGTTTTTACATAGTTCACTATTACTCACAACCCTATTAGGTAGATAAGACCCAGTACCAATTATTGTTACTTTATCACTCTTCATTTATAGAAATGTTTTATCTAATTCTTACCTTTTGCAGAAATCTGTTTTATATTCATATACTAATACCCAACTTTCTTGGATAATTACATTTTATTTTTTTCCCATGACTCCCAAACAAAAGGATAATCAAATTTATTTTCAAATCCATTATAAATTAAGTTTTTTTGAATATTAATTCTTCTTTCTATATCATTTTCAATACCTAAATGAAACTGTATTTGTATATTTTTAAATTTATTAATAATTTTACTTTCAATCATATATTCCATTAATGCATATTCATCGCCCTCAATATTAATCTGAAGTAAATCTACTTGATTAATGTTATTATCTGAAAGTATTTTATCAATAGGTAAGGTTTTAATTTGGATTACAGAATTACCATTTGTATTAAAATTTGTTGATGAGCCATCATTTGACAAATATAAAGATTTAGTTGCCTCATTTTTATCTGTAGATACACCTACATTCATTACTTTTATTTTTTTATAATTTTCATATTTTGTAACTAAATGATTATAAAAGTCTGGGACAGGTTCAACTAATATTATATTAGGAACATATGGGTTATTTTTTTTTAAAATTTCATCAATCCATAACCCATAATACCCCCCTAAATCAATAACAATTGAATTGTTATTTAATTCATAATTTATGTTATGGGTATAATCACCATTATCCCCAAACCACTTATTTAAACTTGTAATGTCTTGTCTCATAAAATAAAAGTTTTATCAAATTCTTGTCCTTCATAAGGACCTGTTTTATATTCATATACTAATGTGTTATCTTCTAATATTTCATAATTATGCCCACCTTCTAATGTAAATGATGCATCACCAAAATATAAAATTTCTGTTGTTAAAATTGAATCATCAATATCGTAAAATATACATTTGACGCTCCCTTGTAATACCACCCAACTTTCTTGTGCAATTACATTTCTAGTTCTTTCTTTCCAAATATGTTTATGTGGTTTAAATGTTGTACCCTTAGTTAAATTTAATTTTGAACATTGGATAAAGTTATCCCCAGATATTATATCTTCTCTTCCTGGGGTTATTTCATTTTTTCTAACTATTATGTGTAGTAGTTTAGTTTCATTAATTTTTGAATATATCTTTTTCATTTTTTAAATTTTAATCCAATTATCAAGTAATATGTCAGAAGAGTTTAGATGTGACGCTGAGGGTCCAAACCAATTATTAGGTCCAATTATTTTTTTATCTTTATTTTCATTTAAATAAGCACCCCACCAACCAAAAGTACTATTACATATTATATTGTGTTCACACATACTCATTGAGTATAAATCTAAATAATCTTTGCCCAAACTAACAAATTCTTTATTAGGTAAAAAATCAAACATACTTTTAACACCATTTAAATCATCACTAAATATTAAGTAATTTCTATCAAGACCAATCAAATTAATAGCTGACATATAATACTCTATAGATTGTTGTGGATGGTAATTAGATGATGATAAATAATCACCTCTTCTAATATGAATTGAAACTGAATTTTGAACATTTGGTAATCTTTCCAAAATAATTTGTTTAATATTTATAGTTGGTTTAAAAAGATTGATAATATAATCTTTATTATTTATAAAATATTTTTCACTCTGAAAATAACCTTCAATTAATAAATTTTCACCTATGTTATATTTTATTTGCCCATAATTAAATGTTATAGGTTCTACATGTACTCTATATGGTAATAGTAATTTCTCTATAAAAGTAATATTACGTAATAAATTATCTTTATAAACACTATAATCAGGGTCAAACCCTGGTTTTGGCGTCTCAGTACTAATTGGTCTTAAAAATTCATTTGAAAAAATATAATCAACATTATTATCCAAAGCCAAACTAATTGATGCAGATAATTTAAACATAACATTACATATCCCACCTTGATGATTTGTAGTTATAAAATTCATATTTTTGTGGTATATAGATTTATTAAAGTTTCACATCTTTTTTCATATGTATGCTTTTTTGACAACTCCAATCCAGATTTACCAATAGACTCTCTTAATTTATCATTAGATAGTAATTGTTTTATTTTTAAAATCATTTCATTATTATCTTTATACATCATAACATTTACACCATCAATAAAACCCAATTCTTCATACTGGTAATTATAGTTAGTCACTAAGGGTATGCCACATCCTATGGTCTCAAAACTTCTATAATTAATATCATTTGATAAGTTACAATTCCAATGTATTTTGTAGGAATTTATTGCATTAACCATAGAGTCACCAATAACAAAATTATCAAATATAAAACTAAAATTACTTGATAATAAATCTATATAGTTGTTTCTATTAAGTAAGTTACCACAAAACCCAAGGTCACATTTTTTAGCAGCATTTCTTGGAGAGATTAATGTATCATCAAATGAGTTTGGAAACCAAATCTTATAATCTTTATTAACATAATCTTTAGTTGAGTGTAATAAAATGTCATAATTACCTCTATTATATTCTTTTATATACCCTTCTTCCCCTTTTACATGCGCATCAATACTCCATAAAAATTTTGTTGTTTTAACTTTAGATAAATTTGGAACCCATCCTGTCTCATTATAATTTTCTAAATTTATTATTAAATCATATGATTCATAATCTATATTATCATTAAAATTATTGTGACCTAAACCCCAAACATCACATTCTTGATTTAACTTAATAAATGCTCTTTGTAAACAAAAACATTCTCTAAAATGTCTATTTTCATTATGTCTGCCATTCTCTTGTATTAAAAGTATTTTTAACATATTAATAATTTGTTATAATTTTATTGATAACCCCATTTATTAAATTATTATTTAAGTGATTCCCTTCGGTTAATGGTTGGATATTATTTTTTTGAGTAAACAATTCAATATTGTCTTTATGTACAAAAATATGGTCAGAAGGATAATCATATTCTAAATAAAAAGGAATGTATCCAATATCTTTAAGTAATTTAAAAATATTGGAATCATCATATCCAAATTTGGTTAATTGAAAATTTTCTAACTCTACAATCAATGTTGGTTTATCTTTCTTTATTGTCTCAACCCCACCTTCTAACACAAATTTTTCATATCCCTGAACATCAATTTTAATAAAATCTATTTTTGGTAAATCTAAACTATCAATTGTTTTTATATTAATTTCTTCACCACCAGCACCAACACTTAAATCACCAATATTAATCCAAGGAGAATTGTAATTAATTTGATTCATTTTAGATACAATATTTTCATTACCTAATCCAAAATTATATACAATTATGTTTTTAATGTTGTTATCATTAATTGATAATGTTTGGATATCAAACATAATTTTTTGAGGTTCAAAACTATAAACTATATTACAATACTTAGAGGCAATTATTGAATGCCACCCATAATTACTTCCAACGTCTATAAAGGTTGAGTCACTATCTAAATTAGTTTTTAAAAATTCAATAATATGTTTTTCCCAAATTTTTCCGTTAATTATATCCCCACCAATACCATCATTTTTGAAAGTATATATTTCAAACCAATCTACTTTAGTTTTAATTATATTATCTATTATCATATAATTTTTGATATAAAGTTTCCCATTCTAATGTTATTTTTTTTTCTTCAAAATCTATTGCCCTGTTTTTTGCATTATAGGACATTGTTTTATATAATTCTTTGTCATTACAAAGGTTTGTAATAGATTCTACATATTCGTTTTCATTTTTACATACAAATCCACCATCTTTTATAATTTCATCTTGAGCATTATATCCAGCAAAATGAGAAATAATTGGTTTACCATAAATCATAGATTGTGCTATTGCAGTTCCAAATGTTTCTCCATCACTTCTATAGTGTAAAAACATATCAATAGTATTATGGAATTTATGTATTAATTCATCATCATTTGTTGGGTCAATAATTATACAATTATTATTTAATTCTAAACTATTAATTAAATTTATAGTTTGACAACATGCGCCAATTATAATGTATTTAAATTTATAACCATTATCTTTTATTTTTTTTAATGAATTTAAAGCTATTGGATGAAAATTATCTTTTCTACCCGTTCTACCAAATACAAAATAATCTTTAGGGATATTATATTCTAATTTTAAATTATCCTTTGAATTTAACGGAAAAGGAATTGGGTTGTAAATCATATAATCAGAACCATTTCTAATCTCTGTTACCTTATTACTAATTGTTACAGAACAATCTAAAAATTCAGAAAAATCCTTACCACCAAATATATTTGTTTCAATTTGAATTGGGCAAATTCTTTGATTAAACGGCCATTCAAAATATCCACTTCTTGCAAAATGAATTATGTCAAAATTATATGATTTAACTATTTTGGTAAAATTATTTTCTCTATAAGGATAACCCATATCCGGGCCTAATTTATCTGTTGACGCCTCAAAAGGTATTAGTTGAGAATTGTTTAGTTTTGTTTTTAAAAAATTTAACCGATTATTGTCTTGGTTAGGATTATAACAAACGTATACATCAAATAAATCAAGGTTTAAATTTAATAATATTCTTTCATGTGACCTCCAAGTACCCCCATAGTCTATGGTATGTGAGTAAAATAAAATTTTAATTTTATTCATATTATCTAATAATACTAGTATTTAATCTATAAATATATAATCTTTCAGGTATTTGATAAAACTTATACCCATTATTAATGGCTCTTTGCCATAAATCCCAATCCTCCATACCTTTAATATCTCTATATCCACCTAATTCTAATAATGCATTTTTTCTAACTAACATAGAACCATGAGTTAATACATTCTCACTAAAAATTTTATTAAAAATATCTAAATGAGTTATATTGTCATTAACATCAAAACAACTTGGCAATAAATTATCATCATTTATTCCAGTAATATTCCAAGCATGTGTTCCTAAAAAATCAATTTCATTATTTTCTATGTAGTGAAGTTGCTTTTCAAGTTTGTCTGGTAAATATAAATCATCGCCATCCAAAAATCCAACCCATTCAGTTTCAACATGCTTTAAACCAAATTCTTTAGCATATGATAATCCTTGTTTTTTATCTTTTTTTAATATGGTTAAATCTAAATTGTAATTTGCTAATTCAATCATTTTTTGAGTATAATCCCAACATTCATCTAAAACAATAATAGTTTTAAAATTTTTATAAGTTTGATTAACCAATGAATTTATTGATTTATTCAATAACATATCATAAAATTCATTTATACTATGCACACAAATTAAAATTGTTAATTTCATAATTCTTTAATAAATTTCTAAATAAAATTTAGGATGTCTATTTTCATTCTCATCAAAAACATCGCCAACAAATTCATTATTCATTCTATTATTAGGAAATTTAACTGTATTTTTTTCTAAAGTAAAATATGAATCATGAACAAAAGAATTTTCTTTAACTTTATTGTAAATAATATCTTTTAGGAAATTTTGGTCAATTTGCCAAAAATCACCCTTAACATATTCATTAATTAAATTTTTAATATTTTTTAATATTTTATTTCTGCATCCCCACATACCACCCATTATTAGTGCGTTGTGGTAAGGGTGATCTCTCATAATATGGAAATCTTTATTGGATTTTAGCCATTCATCTACTGCTAATTTCTCTCTAATTGATACTCTGCTATCAGTATCTCTTGATATCATTATATCTGAGTCTTCACAAGCATAAAATCTCCAAAACATACTAGTCCAATCACCTTCATCTAGCATTTTAACAATTTCAACATTATCAAATGTTGATAATTTTTCAACAATATCTTCTGGCACTGATTTCCCACAATAAAACCTACAGACCCAATCTGGGTAAATTGTTTTTGACAATTCAGCATTTTTAATTGCACCTAAAGTATATTTTGGATTGTCTCCCCAAAGACTAAAAGATATTACTTTATTCATAATTCAAAATTAATTTTTTTTCTGTTATTGTAAAGATTTGTATCATAATTTAAATCTTGATAATTTTTTTTATGAATTTCATCTTGTTTTCCAAATCCCCAATCTGGGTGTTCATGTTTTATGATGACATCATCAAAATATGTTTGCTTACCTAATAAATTTGCAACACTCATAAATTCATTATCACACCATGTTGATTTATATCCAGGATAATAAATGTAATTAAATTTTTCATAATATCTTTTGCCCAAAATACAAATTGTATTTAATTCACTCTTTTTAAACCCATCATTAAACCACAGAACCCCATCTGTATTAGGATATATATCTTTCATTTTATTAATGATAATTTCATCATATCCTTTAATTTGGGGAATCATATCATCTGATGCTAAAAGCAAAATATCCCAATCTTTTGCATAGTCCATATCTCTATTAACTGCATGTACTTTTGAAGAACTTTGACCAACCACAACCTTGCAATTTTTAAAAGTTGATAAAATTTCCAAACAATCAGAATTGTTCATTTCGATATCATCCTCATCAATTGTTATTAAAAACAACATATTATCCAAATTATTTGCAAGAGTTTGGTATATTTTTAAAACATTAAAAAATTTAATTTTTCTATTCCTTGTTGGAAATTTTACCAATATCTTCATTATATTATTTTAATATATTCATCCTTTATTTGTTTTGCAACTGTTGAACCAAAATATTTGTCCTCCAACTCCTCTTGATTTGGGGGTAAGTGAAATTCTTTACTCAAAATATCTCCAATATCATTAACTTCATAAATCCAACCACCTTTTCCACACATCCAGCCTTCAATTGTTGTTCTACCTAACATTATACCAGCAGTTTCAACACATTTTTTTGTATATTTTTCAATGTTCCAAGTTGATTTAAAATGTTTAACATGAGAATCATTTAATAATTCAGATAAGTAATTTGATGAACTATCTCCAACCAACCAAAGTTCAAGATTTTTTTCTTTGGTATAAATAACTAAGTCTCTTATTGTTTTCTCTCTTAAATAATCAATTGTTCCAACAAATAAAACATAATTATCATTTGATGATTTATTTAAATTAAATCTATTCTCATCAATTGGGTTATATATAACTGAAATATCTTCCAATGGAATCCTAAAATCATTTTCAATATAATCTGCTATACTAGGTCTAATTGCTACATATTTTTTTATGGATGGATGTAATATTGGTTCTTCTACAGAAATAACCTCTGAGTGGATGGTATATAGTTTTGGGATACCCGGATATAATTGACATATTTTTTCAGCAATTGGTTTATGCTGAATATGAATCACATCATAATTAACTGGTGCAACAGAATATAGCATATTCTCTTCACTAACTTTAAAACCCTCCTCAGTATTGACACCCCACTTACCATCACCCAATTTAAAACCTGGGGGTTCATTTATGTGAAAAACATTAATTCCAAGATTTGCTGCCATCTTTGTTAATGACCCCCCTATATCTGAAACAACAGTAACATTGCAATTTTGATTTAATAAGTTTCTAGCTAACTCATATACGTATAATTCAGATCCTGTGAAGTTTTTAAAATATAAGCAAGATATTAAAACATTTAATTTTCTTTTCCCATTATGGGGTAATTTAACTGGCAAGTTATCTGCATACTTTTCAGCAAATTTAATTTTATTTTCTTCCCATTTCTCATTTGTTTGTCCAATTGATAAGTGAGTTATTTTTATATTATATAAAACGCCAATATTAACCCCTTGCATATAGTTTTCAAAACAAAATGATATATCATAGAAATGAAATCCATCAAAATCTTCAATAAAATTGCTCTTAATTCTATCTTTATGAATTGCCATAAACAAGCCATCAACAATTACCACCTTTTCTGCCTCATTACCTAATGAGGTTGAATACTTGGATTCCCATTGTTTACCCTCATGCTTATGGTTAACAATACCAAGCATCTTATTTCTTTCTTCCCACCACATACCAGATGATGGCATACTAGTTGTGCCAGCAATACCCAATATGCCAAAATTGGTTTTATCAAAGTGCTTAATTAATTTATTCCCCCAACCTTTATCTTCAAAAATGATGTCATCATGACAAAGAACAACAATGTTGTTCTTTGCCTTATTTAGTATTTCATTATAAACTTTTGCCAATGATTTTTCACCATTGTTAATTACCTCAATAATTTCCACATTTTTTGGGCCAACTGTTTTCTTAACTTGCTCAATAAATGCTGGATTGCTCTTTCTTGTTGAAAATCCTATTGTTATCATATTGTTATTATTTTTTATTTCATTGAAAAAACTAGCAATTATCAATGTAAACCATCACTTCATTATTGTAAGGAATGAATGTATTGTTTAAATCGTGGACAATTTTACCATTAATCTTAATTTTCCATTTTTTATAGTGTTTTTTATTACAAGATGTCCACATACCTGTTTTAATTTCTGAAGAATAAATAACATTGTCATTCTCGTCCAAAAATTCAACATAGTAATTTTTTAACGTATTGCCCTTAATCTCTAATTGTGGAGTATCCAAAAAAGAAATGTGGATTTCATTTTTTTTCTTATTTTGATATTTTTCATTTAAGAATTCTTTTTTGGTTGCTAAAAACCAATTCCAAGGATTATTTATTTTTTGTAAAGAAAAATTTTTTGATTCTAAAACACTTAAAGATTTTTCTGTTTTTGATTTCCATTCTGGAATCATCCAATCATGGAAACTTATAGCTATTTGGTCAATATTTTCAAAATCTTGATTATCAAAACTATCTAATAAATCATATTCTGCACCTTCAATATTGATTTTCAATAATGAAATTTTGTTTATTGAGAATTCTTTACAAAAATTTTTCCATGTTTTAACTTTTACCTCTTCCCCATCCTCTGAGTTAATCATAGATGTGTTTATACCTTTGTTTTTCATTTTTATGATGCCATCTTCTTTACCAATTACTCCTTTGAAAAGCTCTGTGTGTCTAATTTGATTTTCAAAGGGGTCGACACCAATTACTCTTTTCTTCCCAATAAAAAAATTACTCCAATCCCAATTCAAACAACCTATATCCACTACATCCCCATTATGAATTAAACATCTGTCATTTACTGTACTATAATCTTGACCTGGAATAGTTTGGATTAAATTTTGTCTACATGTGATCATATCCGCAACATAATTAATTTCTTTTTCATGTAAATCAAAAGGTCTTACACAATGACAATCTAAGTAAAATCCTTCTTTTAGCAGTTTTTCATCATAACTACCATCACGTGCGTTAAGTGATTTCATTTGGTTGTCAACATAGTCTATTGGAAAATGCCACTTTTCAATTCTGTCTTTAAGAAAAAATCCTTCCTCATAACCGCGTCTTAATTTATGTACCTGAAACCTATCCGAGAATTCTTCAATTTTTTTGGTTAAATATATTTCGTCACCATACCACTTTAATATTTTTTTGTATTTAAATTTACTTAACCGATCAAAAAAATCTGAGAAACTGCCTTCCAAATTAAAAATTTCTTCAAATATTTTACCCTTTGCTGCGTTATAACACATTGCAAAAATATTAGAATCAAACCATCCTTTAGAATCATTCCTTTCTAAATCATACGCATCACTAGAATATACCACAATGCTGTCCTCATCAAAATCTTTTATTGTGTTTTGAAAATAGTCATAACTAAACAACATCATATCAATGTCAGAAATTAGACAAACTTCATCTGGAAAAAACTTAGTTCCATATAGTCTATAGAATATAGCTTGAATACTTATTTGAATTTGTGGCAGGGCTTTGACTTCCTTAACCAATCCGTTTCCATCAAAATAAAAATCAGTTTCTTTTTCTCCTATTTTAAATAATACTGGAGTTGCTCCTAATTGCTTTTTACAAACCTTGGCAACCACAGGCCAATAGTCTTGGTAATATGAATCATCACACGACATTATTAGTTTTGCAACTTTCATACTTTTTTAATGTTTTAAAATTATTTTTTATAAATTTCATAAGTAGATAAATCAGGATATGGTAATTCCAAATCCTCATTATGTTTTTTTGTTCCATTCAAGTTATAAAATTGACTCATCATCAATAATCCTCTTGCTGCAAGTTCTGGCATCATATAAAAATTCCAACCTAACATATCAAAATAATCATCATGATAAGAACATTCTCTTCTACCACTAAACCTTGCTCTTTTGAACCACATAGCAGCATGCAGATTGTCTGTTAAAATTGCACCGCCTTTACTCAATTTCAATGTTTTGTATGGTCCTGTGAATGATACACACATGTGAGTTTCTGGTATATACATATTTGCAGTAAATCTTAGGGCAGAATCTATCACATTTGTTGGGTTTAACCTATATGAGCCTTTAGTTGTGTTACCCTCTACAGGTGTAAAATTAACTTTTAACCCTGCATGAATTATTTCACAAGGAACTGAAGGATATGTCCTTGAAGGGCAATCTACATAATCAGTGGCCAATGATTTTTTAATGTTTTTTTCATAATACAATGAAAGAAAAAGAGCATTACTCATATTGTCTAAAGCAATTGCATAAGGTGCTCCAGTATAATCGCATATACTTTTCTCAAAGTCTTCAGTTATTTTATAAACTCCTTGCGCCATTTTTAATTATTTTTACAGGAACTCCAACATAAGTTCCAGGTTTATTTATATCTTTCACTACACAACCATTTGAACCAATTACAACTTCTTCACAAATATTAATCTTCTGTTTTACACTAGAATTAGTCCCCAAATAAACAACATCTCCAATATTACAATTTCCTGAAACTCTTGCACCAGGAGCAGTTGTAAAATAATCTCCAATTTTACAATCATGACCTATTGATGTATGTATGTTTAAATGAGTGTGTTTACCAAAATTACAATTAGTTGTAATAATCACACCTGAACAAACAATACTACCTTCGCCAAATTCAATGTTTTTATTTAAAATTTGTGCTGAAGGACTAATATATTTTGTATATATAGTCTCCTTTGGTAATTTTTCAACTAAACTTTTTCTTAATTTACTATCACCTATTGCAACTAAAACAATATATTTTTTTGGATCAAATTTGGATAAAGGATAAATATTATCATTATTTTCATTAAAGAAAGTATCTTCAACAAAACATTTTATATTATTTTTCATTTCAGCTCTAATCTCATTAGCACACCCACCAGCCCCTATCAAAACTAACTCCATAATTTATTATAATTGTATTCCTGTTGATCCAAAACCATTATCCCCCCTATCTGTTTGGGGTAATTCATCAATATTTTCTATATTAACATATTTGCCTTGTATTACTGGACACAATACTGCTTGTGCAATCTTTGTTCCTTTCTTAATATGAAACTCTTCTCTTGATGTGTTAAACAAAATTACCTTAACTTCCCCAACATAACCCCCATCAATAGTAGATGGTGTGTTCAATACAGTAACCCCATAATTGATTGCTAATCCACTTTTTGGTCTAATCTGTATTTCATGTTCATCTGGTATATTAAAGGCCAACCCCGTGTTTACCATTAGCCTAGATAGGGGTTTTAATACAACTTCTTCTACTGAACAGAGGTCAAATCCAGAATCTTTTTCATAATTATAAAATGGTTCAATTGCATCTGGATGTACTTTTTTATATCCAAGGTTTTTTACCTTCATTGCAGTTTCAAATAATGTACCATATTCTTCTGGTGAAATGCCAAACATTTCCAAAAGTCCATTAATATCATCATCATCACCTTGTTCATTCATAAGATTTTGCAATCTTTCAATTTCTTCTTGCGATAAATCATCAAAATCATTTCCTAAACTCATTTTTTTTAGTTTTTATTGTTATTTAATATTTTAGTTGTACTAATATTAGGTGTTTTTTCAAAGAAAACAACCTCTTTAACAAATTCTTGACCAATTATTTCTTTCCCCTTATAATCATCTCCAATAATCATTATATCTGGTTGATAGTAAGCCAAAATTGATTTTAATTCAGTATCAGAATCAAAAGAAGTTACTTCATCAACATATTTTAAAGAGGACATTACTTTAAATCTTGCATCCAAAGAATTAAAGGGTCTATCATTACCCTTTAATTCTTTAACTCTCATATCACTATCTAACCCAACAAATACATAACCAAAACTTTTTGCATATTCTAACAAATGAATATGCCCAATATGTAAAACGTCAAAACAACCATTTACCCAGACCTTCATACCTTATTTTAAAATTAAAAGTTTCTTAATTACATCAATTAAAACCTCAACATCCCTCTCACAATATTTTGTAATACCTTCAATATTGTTGTCATTCCAATATGCGTCATGTACTTTATTACCTGTAACATCCATATTCTTTGATGATTCTATACCAAGACTAACACACATTAACTCTAAAGATGCAATTGAACCAAATTGACCATATTGCCAAATGTCTTTTGTGTCTATTGCTTTAACTTCCCAAGGTTTAGTATCAAAACTTGGTAAAATCTTTGGGGGCATCAGTCCATTAATCATCATTCTCTTAGCCAATACTGGAATATCAAATCCCTTAACATTATGGCCACAAAGGAAATAATTTAATGAGCCAACTTTTTGAAGAACCTTTTGGGTTTTTTTAAGAATATCCAATTCGTCTTTTCCAGAAAATGATTGCATTTTAATTGACCCATCATCATTAACAAATGCCAGAGAAACACAAGCAATTTTTAGGAACTCAGAAACAAGTGCTGAACGATTATGAAACATAGAATCAAAACCATCAGCACCATCCTCTGGAAATCTTTTTTCAAACCAATCATAATAATTTTCAAACTGAAAGGCTAATTCAGGTTTGTTTGTTTTTAAGGCATCAAAACTGGCTTCACAACCAACAGTTTCAATGTCAAGGAATAAGATTTTGTTTAAAGGTACATTTATCATGTTGTAGTTATTTAATTAGTGACTTATAAAATTCTGCTCTATTTTTTGTTACAGTAATTAAGGAATATGTATCCTTTACTGTTTCATATAAATTTTCTCCAAGGTCTTGTACTAAGTTGGGATTCTTCAGTAACTTTTCAATATACTTTGCCCAATCAACCCCATTCCTATCAGCATCAACAAGCAAAGCATTCCCCCCCTTTACAAAAGTACCTCTATCTAATCCATGTTTCAAATCAATCGTATAAGGACCAAAGTTTGAGGCTATTAATGCTTTTTTATAAAACCCAGCTTCAATTACTTTTAATTGCGACTTCATTTCATTAAAAATGTGATTCTTTATTGGTGCTAAAGATATGTCAAATTTTGCATAATTCTTAGCATATGCAGTAACAGGTTTTGTCCACACTCTTAAATAAGCCTCATTATTTTCTTTATCATAAGGTTCTTGTACAAATTTAAACAAATATTTTTTATAATCCTCACTTATTGTAGAATATTTTTGTGTAAATATTTCTTCATATCTTGCCCATACAGTTTCTTCTGGTTTAATATTTCTTTTCTTTTGCTCTTTTGTTTCAGAATTAATTTCAGTAACAGAACCCCTAGTATCAAATCCACATAATACAAATTGTAATTTATTTGAATATTTTGTTAATGAACTAAATGGTTTATCTAAAATCATTAAATCATGTTGATGACTAGACCCACCAAGCCAACCCACTCTAACCCTATCAGATTCAAGGGTTGGCTCATTAAATTGGGGGTCATTTGGATTTATAGCATTTGGAAACACAAAAACATTTTTATTATATTTTTTGATTAAATCTGCATATAATTTTGTTGTTGTTGTAACATATTTTGCTGCTTTTAAATTTTCAATTATTTTTTCATTTATTTTATGAATTTTTATAATCTCATGTATTGGGTGATCCTTTGTTGGCATCCAATAATCATCAATATCACAAATTGTAATTATACCCATATTATTTAATGTTAATATAAGGCTCTTTGCTTTATCAAAATCATGACCAATACTTCTATGGAAAGCAACAATTTCATAATTCTTCCAAAAGTTCATATCATCCATTGGGGGTTCATAATCAATATCTATGTGAAATTCACCAGAATATTCTGATTGTAAGAAAAGATGGGGGTCAATTGAGCGGAATTTTCCAACCCCAGAGCGGTCAGATGGGACTACTAAAACTTTTATTTGTTTACTCATTTTTATATTTTATATTTAAATATAATAAATAAAATCAAAAAAAAAAGCAATATGCAGAGATTGCATATTGCTTTTTACAAACAAAATAATTATTTAATTAACTTTTAATTTTTTTAATCTTTTGTATTTTACCTTCAAAAATATGTGACCCCACCCTAAATTGGAAAAACTCATCTGACTTCTCTGTACTTTCTGTTAATAACCCCATTTCTTTAATGGTTGATTTAACTGTTTCTTTTACAATTTTTTTAATATATTCTGCGTCTATTTGTGTGTTTGATACTTGTTTTTGTTCTACTATATTTTGTTTTGGTTTATTGCCCATTAATTTTGATGCTTTTTCAACCATCTCATCTGTTAAAATATTTCTACCAATAGGTTGCTGAACTTGTGCAATTGGATGTTCCAGCATAATCCTTTTAATTTCATCTGGCAATCTTGATTTCTTTATTGCATCTTCAGAGGGG